AATTGTGTATAGAGCTGCTTCAGAAGAATCAAAAGTTCCTGTTAGTATTAAATCATTGGATATTACTATTCATCCAGCAGTATAATGAAAGGGACCTTCGGGTCCCTTTTTCGTATAAATAGAATATAAAGAGGAGCTTATATGTCATACAACACATACAACCCAAAAACGCTTAAAGACGCTATACTTCGACGTCTAGGAGCGCCGGTAATTAATGTCGAAGTAACTGAAGACCAAATTTATGATTGTATTCAACGAGCATTAGAGTTGTATGGTGAATACCACTTTAACGGATTGAATAAAGGCTATCAAGTTTTTTATATTGGAAAAGATGAAGCTGACAACGCAAGATTTTTAAATGGTGTGTTTGATTTGCGTGGTCGTAATGTATTTGCTGTCACTCAAATCGTTAGAACAAATGTAGGTTCATTAACTTCAATGGATGGTAATGCTACCTATCCGTGGTTTACTGACTTTTTAATGGGAATGGCCGGAATTAATGGCGGAATGGGGTCAAGCTGTAATAAGAGTTATGGACCAAACGCTTTCGGTGCTGACCTGGGCTATTTTACTCAATTAATGACTTATTGGTCAATGATGCAGGATTTGCTTGCCCCACTTCCAGACTATTGGTATAACTCTGATAATGAAATGCTTAAAGTAATGGGCAACTTCATGAAGGGAGACATCATTGTTTGCGAATGCTGGACTAAATCATTTATGAATACCGACATGATGGTAGGCAATACAGCAGGATATGGATTTGCCGGGCCGCAAACTGCTGATCATTGGGGATTAGGAGATAGATATCAGAATCCTGACCTTCGTAATAACGGCCAATATGCTGGTGAAGGTAATACAAATAGAGAAGGTGCTTATAATAATCGTTGGGTAAAAGATTATGCTACAGCACTGACTAAAAAATTGTGGGGTGAAATTCTGTTTAAACACCAAGGGCTACAATTAGCCGGCGGCGTTACAGTTGATGGCCAAACACTTAAAGTAGAGGCCCAAGAAGAAATCGAGAGGCTCCGAGAGGAACTTGATTTACTTGACCCGGGTTGTCCTATTCTGTTGGGGTAAAAGATGACTACATTTAATTCTAGTTTATTCGCTCGCCTTGAGGATTACCGAGGATACAATAAAACTAATGAGACAGAAATTCTCAATCCTTATGTGAATTTTTATAATCACAGAAATAGCCAAACGTTAGCAGATGTTTTATCAGCTGAGGCTATTCAAATGAGAGGAATTGAGTTTTATTTCCTTCCTCGCGAATATAACAATCCGGATTTGCTTTTCGGAGAAGACCCATCAAGTAAATTCACCAAGGCTTGGAAATTTGCTGCTTACTTAGACTCTTTTGAAGGATATTCTGGCGATAACACATTCTTTAGTAAATTTGGTATGATGGTTAATGATGAAGTTAATTTGACTATTAATCCTAATTTGTTCAAGCATCAAACCAATAATTCAGAACCAAAAGCAGGTGACCTGATTTATTTCCCGATGGATAATTCGCTGTTTGAAATTAATTGGGTTCAACCATATGATCCATTTTATCAGTTAGGTCAAAATGTTCAACGCAAGATTACTGCGCAAAAATACGTTTATTCCGGTGAGCAGCTTCAACCAGAATTGCAGCGCAATGAAGGAATTATCATTCCTGAGTTCTCTGAACTTGATTTAGAACCAATCAAAAACATTGATTCTCTTGCTGATATTTCTGACGTGCAATACGCAGAAAGCGATGCAATTAATAAAGAAGCCTCTGAATATGTTCATCCGTATTATGTTAATAACGGAAGAGGACTTGAGTCTCCTCCTAAAGCAGATTCGTTTGATGACGGATTTTTTGAATAAATAAAATAAAGATGGGACCTTTGGGTCCCTTAGGAGAAATCATGTTTGGACATTGGTATAATTCGTCCTTGCGCCGATACATTGTATTGCTGGGAGATTTATTTTCTCATATACAAATTGCTCGCTGGCGTGAAGACACTGGACTAAAATATATTAAAGTGCCTATTACGTATGCTTCAAAGGAAAAATTCCTTTCTCAACTCGGAAAATGGACTGCTATCCAGTCTACCGAGAATAAAGCAAAAATAGAAACTGTTTTGCCAAGAATGAATTTGCACTTGGTTGATATGCAGTACAATGCGATGTATAAAACATCACAATTAAACCGAACCAAATCATATAAAACCCCTTCAAAAATTACATCTCAGTATAATCCTACTCCGATTAAGATGATTTTTGAGTTGGGGATTTATACGCGGAACCAAGATGATATGTATCAAATCATCGAGCAAATCGTTCCTTATTTTCAGCCGCATTTTAACACGACTATAACTGAACTTTACGACAAAGACACGAGCTTTAACCGTGATGTTAGAATTGTATTACAATCATTTTCTCCGGATGAAGCTGTTGACGGAGATAATATTACTCGTCGTAGATTAGAATGGTCGCTGATGTTTGAAGTCAACGGATGGTTATATCCTCCTGTTGCCGAAGTTGACGGCGAAATTAGAACCATTTATTTAGATTTCTTCGCTAATAGTAAAGAATTAACACCAGAAGGAAATTTTGAATCTGTGGATAGCGAAGTTACTCCACGTGATGTCCAGCAAGAAAACTGGGATGGTTCTATCAAACAGACGTATTCTCACGATATTCCTATTCCGGTAAATCCGGAGGCTCCTGGACCGAGAGGTGAAAAATGAGTGACTTACAATTAGATATGGCTAAATTACTAGACATCGAAGGAATTCCCGGAATAGAAGGGCAAGAAATTCCGGTTTATGAAAAATTAGAATTAGTCGAAGTTAAATCTAATCCAAATGATCGTAAACCTGACCTTGAAGACGACTATTCGGTCGTTCGCAAGAACATGCACTTCCAACAACAGATGTTAATGGACGCAGCTAAAATATTTTTGGAAACTGCAAAGAACGCTGATTCTCCTAGACATATGGAAGTATTTGCAACTCTTATGGGTCAGATGACCACAACTAACAAAGAAATTCTTAAGCTTCATAAAGAAATGAAAGACATTACTTCTGAGCAGGTTAGTACTGGAAAAGGAGCTAATCCTCAACAAGGAATGAATATTCAAAACGCAACAGTCTTTGTAGGTTCTACCGCTGATATGATGGATGAATTCGGTGATGCCTATGAAGCACAAGAAGCTCGAGAGAAAATAGTAAATGGAACAGACTCAACCGTTTAACGTTCTGAGTGATGCACATCCTTTAAATGACGGTAAACAAGTGGTTATTCGCCACCCGTCTGAAATGGAAACGAAAATTGAAAATGGAGTTCGTTTCTTTAAATCGCAATGGGATGATAAGTGGTATCCTGAGAAATTTGAAGACTATCTTAAGTTGCATGGGATAGTTAAAATTCGCCTGCAAGGTGAAGACCCAGCGCATTTTCAAACGTTTAAGGATAAAAATAATAAGCGCACTCGCTATATGGGATTGCCAAACCTTAAACGAGCAAATATTAAAATGCAGTTGACGCGTGAAATAGTTGCAGAATGGAAGAAATGCCGAGATGATATTGTGTACTTCGCAGAGACCTACTGTGCAATTACTCACATTGACTATGGTACCATTAAAGTCCAGCTCCGTGATTACCAGAGGGACATGCTGGAAATCATGGCGGCTAAACGTATGACTTGTTGTAACCTTAGTCGTCAGCTTGGTAAAACCACTGTAGTAGCAATATTCCTTGCGCACTTTGTCTGTTTTAACAAGGATAAAGCGGTAGGTATTCTTGCGCATAAAGGCTCAATGTCTGCGGAAGTTCTCGACCGTACTAAGCAAGCAATTGAATTACTTCCTGACTTTCTTCAGCCTGGTATTGTTGAATGGAACAAAGGCTCAATCGAATTAGATAATGGCTCATCTATTGGGGCATACGCTTCGAGTCCTGATGCCGTTCGTGGTAACTCATTTGCAATGATTTACATTGACGAATGTGCGTTTATTCCAAACTTCATCGATGCATGGCTTGCTATCCAACCTGTTATTTCATCAGGTCGTCGTTCTAAAATTATTATCACGACTACACCAAGTGGATTAAACCACTTCTATGATATTTGGACTGCGGCGGTTGAAGGTAAATCCGGCTTTACGCCTTATACTGCAATTTGGAACTCGGTTAAAGAACGTCTATATAACGACGAAGATATGTTTGATGATGGGTGGCAATGGTCACTTCAAACTATCAGTGCTTCTTCTCTTGAACAGTTTAAACAAGAGCACTGTGCGGAATTTCATGGCACATCCGGTACTCTCATTTCCGGTATGAAACTTGCCAATATGGATTGGATTGAAGTTACTCCTGACTCGCACGGGTTTTATAAATTTAAAGAAGCGGAAGCAGACCACAAATATATTGCAACTCTTGACTCTGCTGAAGGACGCGGTCAGGATTACCATGCACTAAATATTATTGACGTGACTACATCTGAATG